AAGCAGCGTGAGTTACACATTTACCTGCTGTAACGGCTGTTGCTGCTAATCTACCATAAGCATAAACAGTATTACCATAAAGTAATCTACTGCCTAAAGGAAATAACTCTGAAAGCCCTGAAGTAAACGGGTCAACTGTTCCATATTGAGAACCACCTTTACCTACAATAAAATCGGCTGGTCCATATCCTGTTGCTGCAACATATTGAGTATGTCCGCCAGCATCTGTAAAGATATTACCATCTGAATTAATTACTAAACCATCAGTGATGGCTCCTGTTGCTGCTGTTACATCAATAGTTTTAAAACCATTCTCGGACCGGACTGGTCCATTAAACGTTGAATTTGCCATAATTTCCTCCTACGGAAATAAGTTCTATAGTCTCGGCTTGTCTGCTAGGTCAGTCGATAGAACAAACATAATTATCCTAGTTTTTTGATTGTATATCATTCACCTCAAAAAGAAAAGGGAGCCGAAGCTCCCTTATCATTTATTCACAAAAGTGAATTAGGCTCCGGGACTACCGAATATGCCTCTCCAGTCACTAAAACCGAAACTGTACCGCTCACGTGCTTTGTATCTTACATTACCAGTTTCGAAGTCTCCTTCCATACTAGTAGATACAGCAGTTCTAACGAAATGTTTCAATCCGTTAGGTACGTCAGTTTTGATGAAAAACGCATCAGTATCCGTTAGATAATGATTCACAACGTAGCCTTCAGATACCATTCCCATGTTTCTGATTGCATTGATGTCATTATCTGACGTGCCGACACGTCCCGGAGTTTCCATAAGTCTATCTGCTACGAATTGTAAAGCAGGTGGAATTATTAGTTTCCGAGCTTGTGCGTTGACTTTCATGTTTCTTTCATCTTTAAAGTCAGCAATATCAATCAATGCTTGTTCAAGTGAAGTTTCATTTAAGTCAGCTGATGTAGACAGCTCATTTTTCAAAGTCACGTTAGCAACAGTAGGGTGAGCAGTAGAACATAACTCTACTCCGTCACCACCAACAAATGAAGAACTAAACGCATTGTTTAATACGTTAGCCGCTTTCACTTGCTTAGTTTGTTGCATAGACCGTGCTAAAGCTCTTGTGTATCTTGAAGATAGTGTATCGTAGAGGTTATCTTCGATAGCTTCTTCTGTCAACGCAAACGCTAACGCTACAGTCTCGTGTGTATAACGCGAACTAAAAGATTCTTGAGCTGTATCATAAATGACCGCTGCTCCTTCTCCTTTAGTCGGTGCTTCCCCAAAACCAGTCAACATTACTTCTTCCTCGAATGCTCTTTCAGAACTTTCGGTGTCAAAGATGTCTTCGTGTTCATTATTATACCGTTCATACTCTAAACCAAAAAGAGCATGGAGTCCGGGGACAAGTTCTTTAACGAGCTGCGCTCTATTTATCGCCATATCATATTCTCCTTAGTTAAACTGCAAACGTGTTAGTTGGGAACGTAAAGTATCCTCTCGCAAAAGCACCTATTGAGTTGCTTGGTTGCGAAGCGAATCCTACGTTCAAAGCTACACCGCTTGAAGTAGTTGCTGTGACCCCTTCTTTTGATCTACCGTTGACAGTACTGCCCGCAGTAGTAGAAAGAGTGTATTTACTACCAATGAAACTTACTGCAGGAGTTCCTGCTGTAAACTGAGCCTCGTAAACGATCGCTGGATCGTTGTAAACGAGAGCTTCTGCATCGGCACCACCAAGGGTAGCCGTGCTGCCAGTCCAAACTTTAGAAAAAGTTGGAGTGCCATCGGTTGCTGTGAAAAATACCCCATAAAATACGCCTACGGGTGTGCCTGTCGCCGTGCCTTGAATGACATAACCACTAGATAAATTTACAACATCTCCACTGAAGATAGATGCCGATGCTTCACTTGCGATTCTCATTTTAGCAGGACGAATAACACCACCGTACATATGATATGCGGGAGTAAAACCATCAGGTTTATCTGTGTTAGCCATTATTTAGCTCCTTTATATATGTTATTAATCGTCAATTATTTTTTACTTCCAAATGCGACTTTAGAAGACCTTTGGATATCACTATCTTTTATAGGCATTCTACCGTCGCTTTCTCGCATATAGTTCTGATCAACACCGTCCATAGCGGATTTCGCTTGGTCTTTAAAATAAGCGTTTCGCTCGTCCGCTGTTTCAACAGGTACTTTAGCAAGAATTAAACCTCCTACCCCTATTACTCCTACATTACTTCCACTATCAATTGTTGGTGCTTCAAAATCTGGATAATCTTCTGCTCTCACAGGTTCGTATCCTTCTCGTATGCGTTTAGACATATTAGATTTATCATCCTGTCCTCGTGTGGCTTCACGTATCCACCTAAACTGATATCCAGCAGGTGGTGTGGGTGCGTCTAACATCGACGGGGGCTTCCAAGGCGTTCTGCGAGTTTGAGAGACTCGTGTCTCGGCAGATCGTGAGTTTCGATCCGTTGTGACGTTTGTATCTTTATTTTCTATAGTCATTTTATACTCCTTCAACATGCTTAGCATATTCTTCAAGTGGCACGTTTAGTCTTTTAGCTATTGCTACTTGACTAGGCGTTAGCTTGATTTTGCGTGACGTTTTTCTTCCTGTAGCACCTCTAGTAGAGGCAGCAACCTGTTGCACGGGGGCAGACTGCTCTTGAGAAAACTTATGTGGGAAATTTTCTTGCATTTTTTGATCAACTTGAGAGTAATAATTATCAGAAGCAGGATCAATTCCTGATTCTACTAATTGTTTATGTACTCCGAAAGCTGCAAAAGTCATAGCTTGATCATCTCCAAACCACTCATTCCTAGCTGCCCATGCTTCTGCTTTTGGATCTGGACCTGCGGTTTGTTGTGGCTGTAAAGTCGGTCTATACGCTTCAACAGGAACTTCTTGAGAGGTTTGTTTAGCTCTAATTTGTTGCTGTGCAGATATTCTTCTAAGATTCTCTGCCTCAGCACTCGCTCTAGATAATTTTTCAGTTGCATTAGCAACACCATCCCCATCTCCTGATTCTTGAGCTTCCTTTAAAAAAGACTTAGCCCGTTCTATATCGGATTGTACCCTGTTATCGTACTCTTTGAAAAGGGAAGAATCGGAATTTTTTAACTTTTCTTTTAAATCCGTAGCTGTTACATTAACACTTTGAGCGTAAGTAACGGCTTCATCCCTCTGTCTTTCTGCTTCTCGCATCTTATACGTTAATTTATCAATACGTTTTTGTACTGACTCAGTAACTTGATCTAATTCATCTTTCGGCTTAGAAATAACTTTTTCTTCCACCACTTCGTCTTTAATTGAATCATCTACGTCTGCTGCGTGTATATCTACCTCCCCTTCAGGAAGTTCTAGTTCTATTACTTCTGCTTCTTGTTGCATGGTCTTCTCCATGATTGTTTATGATAAAATTGCTTCGGGATCATCTATACAGGCTAAAATCTCATCATCATTTAAAAGACGCATATCGCCACCTTCTATTTGAAAACGAGCTCCAGCATATCTGCCAAAAATAACCCAATCACCTTCTTCACACCAAGCGCCGTCAGGAAACTTATTTAAATCTCCATAAGCATCTGGACCTTTAGCGACAACATAACCAACAACGGTTGCTAGTCTTTCTTTATCAACGGTTGATTTAGCTAAATGTATACCGCCTTTAGTAACGCTTGAGGCTGTGAAAGGTAATATTAAAATACGATACCCCGTTGGACGTGGTAACTTATTTGCATGTTTTTCTAAATTATCTGGTGTAATTACGGGTTCTTCGGTTTTATCAACCATCCGTCCTTTACTTCCAAAGTTGTCTACTCTATCTGGAACAGTTTTACTGGCGACATTAGTCATTTGCATCCTCCATATTAGAATGTAGGGATTGAATTTCCTGTTCAGCGAAACTCAATCCTGCGATTTCACCAACTATCCTTTGGTATTGCTCAAAATTCTCAATACTTCCAGATGCTAGTGTTTGCGTAAGAGCTTCTTTTCTCTCACGGTATTTACGGAGCAAATGCTCCGTTGCTATGATATAGTCCATTATTTAATTGATCTATACCAAAGAAGTCCTTTCGTCTGTCCATAAGCTGCTTTTACTTTAGCTTTTTCAGGAGTGTCTAAACATACTCCAGCTTCAACAGTTTGAGTTCTAGTTTTGTCTTCTACACTAGGAAAACTAGGGGCAGCCTTTGCTTTCTTAGGGGAAGGAGACGGATATTTTTTCATATTGTCATAAAATTCACGCATTGTTACTCTCCGTTTTGGTTCCTACTTTCCCGAACTGTTTTAACTAATTCGGTGTAATTTTTATCAGCATCCGCTTGAGCTTTTTGATCTAAGGCTTGGGCTTTCTGCTCTAGTTCTTGTAATTCAACCGCTGTCTTCGTATCTGCAACTCTAACATCAGCATCTATCTTCTGAAGTTTAATATCTGCCTCACGTTGGTCTTTAGTTTCTTTCTGCATTAATTGTTCTTTTTCAAGCTGCAGTTGTGCTTCAAACATTTCACGTTGCGGATCTTGTTGTGCTGCTTGTTCTGCCTGAGCTAAGGCTTGGGCTTGTCCTGTAACTTGTTGTGTGGCTTGGGCTGCAGCAATTGCTATTTGACTTTCAATTTCTGGAGGTACTGCTTGTCCCGGAGGCGGTAACTGCATACCTTGCTCAGCTAAAATAGTTTCAATTTGAATTCTATATTTCAGAGCTTGATGTTGTTGTATGTGCGCTTGTAACGCAGCAACTGCTTGTGCGTTTTGTTGTATCATTGGGTTTTCTAAAAACGCAGTATGTGCTGCTATGTGTGCGTCGTGATTTTGTTGTGGGAATGCTTGTAACGATATATTATTTAGCACGTCCATGTTTTCTAATACCGGATCTTTAGGTTGAACTTCTTCTTCCGGAGGTAATACTGAATCTATGTCTTTTATGTTTAAAGCGATGTACATTTTACGATATGCTTCGCGTAAATTGTGTAATTCAGGCGCGGCTTGCGCCATTTGTAGCTGTGTCTGCGCTAAAGTGATTCTTTGTGTCATACTAAAGATATTTGGGTCACTAACCGGAATTACGTCTACATTTGTGTCAAAATCGGTCTTAAAGACGTTTTCTGAGCCCCCTTGTACTTGATACGGGTATTCAGGCGGTAAAAACTCACCAAATACTCTTTTTAAGATTTTAAACTCAGTTCTTTGTGCGTAATGCAATCTTTTATGGATTGCGGACATAACACGTTGCCCTTTTTCTAACAAAGCAACTGTTGTACCTACAGGAGCTTCGGAATTACCGTCTCCTGTTGGACCTTCTACTGTAGAAGCGAATTGTTTACCTGAATCAACTAAAGCGCCTAACAAACTAGCTAAAGTGCCGCTTGGTTCTTTATAAGGTAACGGTAAAAATGCATCTTGTAATCGACCTCCGGGAGCGTCAACATCTCGCCACTCTCCGGGCTGTAGTGGATCATCATGTCGTTGAATATTTAAACCACGTGCTTTAAATCCAGCAGGTAAGTTAGCCAGTGTTCCTGCATCAATTAATTGACGCAAGATTGAGGTAACTGATTTAGTTAAACCTCCCATCATGTGAATTAAACCAAAACCATAGAAACCAAGTCCCGGAAGAAACTTATAATGAGTAAAATATTGTACTTTTTTACGCATTGGGTCTTTTTCATCGTAGTTTGGACGAATAGACAGTACTTTATTGTTGTCTTTACAGATAGTAACGATGTATGGCAACCTTAAACCTGTTTCTTCACCGCTTTCGTCAGTGTCTTCGTGTCCTTCTAGGTCTAAATCAACGTGCATCTCTAATAAAGTAAATTCTTCGTCACTTATCGTTCTAGTTAATCCTTGTAATTCTTCAATTTTAGCATCTACTGGAGAAGTATCAGAAGAACTTTCAGGAGAGTTCATATCGGTATCTACATAAAACCCAGAAAGCTGTAATTTGCGTAATTCATTCTCTGCCATGTGTATTACATGGGTAATTCGTGGTGAAGTTAGTAAATCTACCGCATAATAAGGCACAACTAGGTCTTCTGACTTAACAAAACGAGCAACAGCCCGTCCTACGGCAGGATCATAGTAAACTTTCTTAAAAGCAGAGCCAGATAAGGGTAAATAAAACAAAAGTTGGTCCATTTCTGGGTCATATTCTTCCATTTTATAGGTTATTTGGTAATTCATGAAGTTTTTAACGCGATTTGCCTTTTCTAGCTTCTCGTCGTCAGATAATCCTAATACTTCGGTATCTACTGGACCGCCAGCAGGTAATAATTCTTTGTAAGCCTGTGCTTGAAACTGAGTTACGGCTTCTGCAAGTATTGGGTGATGTACTCCAGAGGCTCCAACAAAAGGTTGTGATCTAGATTCAGAGTTTATACCTAATAAATCTAAACCATCGACATAAGTTTGAAACCAATCGCTTCTAGATTCTAAATCTTCTTCGAAAGAGGAGACTAATTCAGTTGCAATGGTGGATAACTCACGATCATCTATGTTT